CCGCAAGAGCGCGCCGCCGAAATCGAGCGTGAATTCGACGCCATGATGATCGATCACGACAAGATCGACGAAAGGATCCAGCGTCAGGAGCGGCTGGAGGCCGTGGAACGGGCGCGCGAAGAACGCATGAACGCCCCGGACCCGCGCCGGCCCGTCGATGACGGCGAGGCGCGCGGTGTCGATGGTGGCGACATGCCCGACTATCGCGAGGCGTTCCACAACTACCTGCGCGCGCAGGGCAACGTGGCGGCGATGGACCCGCAGATGCGGTCCACCCTGGAAAACGGGTTCAGCGGCCTTTCGGCGGAAGAACGCGCCCAGACCACGACCAACGCGGCTGGCGGGTATTCGGTGCCGGAAACCATGCTGGAACGCATCATCGTTTCGATGGAAGCCTGGGGGCCGATGTGGAACGATCAGCCGTTTACCGTGGTGAACTCCACCGGCGGCAATCCCATGCCGTTCCCGACCGTCGATGACACCGCGTCGACGGCAGGGGCGCATACGGAAGGCGCCACGCTGACCGATGACGGCGGCAAGGACGTGACGTTCGGCACCAAGCAGCTGGACGCCTACGCATTCGATACCGAATGGCTGCGCGTCTCGAAAGAGCTGGCCGATGACAGCTTTGCGGCGATGGAAACGTTCCTCGGCCGTCTGCTGGGTGAACGCCTTGCGCGTATCGCCAATGCGAAGCTGACCACCGGTTCCGGGTCGTCCGATGTCGAAGGCATCGTGACCAACTCGGGCGAAGGCAAGGTCGCGGCATCCACCACGGCGATAACCTATGACGAGATCCTCGACCTGGAGCATTCGGTGAACCGCGCCTACCGCCGCAGCCCGAGCGCCGGTTACATGCTGTCCGACAGCACGCTGCTGGCCGTTCGCAAGCTGAAAGACGGCGACGGCAATTACCTGTGGCAGATGGGCAATGTTCAGCAGGGTATTCCCTCGACCATCAACGGGCGGCCGTTCTGGGTGAATGACGACATGGCCGGCCTCGGCGATGGCGTGAGCTCCAAGGTGATGCTGTTCGGCGACATGTCGGCCTACTACGTGCGCAAGGTTGGCCAGCCGCTGATCGGCGCGATCCAGGACAAGGATTTCTGGCCCGGCTTCGGCATCGCGGGCTATATCCGGTTCGATGGCGTGCTGTCGGATACGGCGGCCGTCAAGCACCTGGCCCTGGCCGCGGCGTAAGCCGTCTGCTTTTCGAGGGGGCGGCCCGCCGCCCCCTTTCCCAAGCTGATGGAGGCCCCCATGAAGATCGAACTTTTGCAATCCCGTGCCAGTGCTGATGGCGTGCAGAACCGTGGCGACGTGATCGATGTTCCGGTGTCTGAGGCGGAGCGCATGATCGCGGCCGGCCAGGCGGTTCCTGTTCGGTCAAAGAAAAAGCCGGAAAAGGCTGTCCCGAAAATCACGGCTGAGAAGGCCAGGAAGTAATGGCGGTTCTGCTCAACCGCGTGACGGCGCCCGCAGGCGCGCCGGTGTCGCTGGCCGATGTCAAGATGCAGATGCGCGTCGATTACAACGACGACGACTACCACATCAATGGCCTGATCGAGGCGGCCACCGCGACGTTCGAGGAAATGACCGGCTGCGCGCTGGTGGCCCAGACATGGGACCTGTCCATGCGGGTTCCCGGCGGTCGTGTCTATCTGCCAAAAGTGCCGGTGCAGTCGATCACGTCGATCAGCTATTATGATCGCGATGAGGCGCAGCAAAGCGCGACGGTGGGTGACTTTCACCTGTTCAACGATATCCACCGGGCGTGGGTGGAGCCGAAGGACGGCAAAACATGGCCTGACCTGTTTGATCGGCCGGATGCGCTGACCATCCGGTTTGTCGCTGGATATGCAACGATCGAGGCCGTGCCGAAAGAAATCCGCCACGCCATCCTGTTGCTGGTCGCGCACTGGTATGAGCAGCGGTCGGCCGCATCGGATGCCAGCATGTCGGAGGTTCCTTTTTCCGTGCAGACGATTGCCAGCCTGCACCAGCGCCAATGGATCGGCGCATGACCGCAGGCAAGCTGATGGAATCGGTCGCGTTCGACGCGCTGACCGGCACGGCCGATGCGTTCGGGGGCGTGTCCGAGGACTACACGGAATCGCACAGCTGCCATGCGCAGTGGATCTATGGCCGCGGCGATGAGAGCGTGCAGGCTGCCCGCGAGGCGGGACGATCCGCTTACAAGGTCAAGGTTCGGTCCTGTGCTGCAACGCGCGCCCTGACAACGGACCACCGGATGCGCGATCTGCGCCGTGGCGAGGTCTGGAACATCACCGAGGTCGACGCGATCACGGACAGGGCCTGGGTGTATATCGTGGTCGAAGGGCCGGTGGTCTGATGGCGGTCAAGATGAAGGTCGAGGGGTTCGCCGAGATCGAAAAGGCGCTGGCCGAGCTGGCAGTAGGCACGTCCAAGGGGGTCGCGCGCCGCGCCATGAAGAAGGAGCTGGACCCGATCATGGAGATGGCCAACGCGTTCTGGCCCGGGGCGCGCGATGACGTTTTTCAGATTAGGTCGCGCATCAGGCGCGGACAGATGGCCGGCAGCTTAATGAAGCGGGGCCGGTCGATCGTGAATATGTTTGTTGGCGCGCCGGGCGGGGCCAAAGGCACGCCGCACGCGCACCTGATCGAGTGGGGCACCGGCCCGCGCTACACAACAAAAGGCGCGTTTCGCGGGTCTGTTTCACCCACCCCGATGCTGCAACCGGCATGGGATGCGCACAAGCACAAGATCCTCGACGGGTTGGGTGCGCGGTTGTGGGATGAAATTCAGAAGACGCAAGCGCGCCTGACCAAGCGCGCCGCCGCGCGCGGGGGCACGCGGTAATGGAAGAACACCTGCAAACCCTGCTGTCCGGCGCGGTCAGCTTCCCGATCGCGTGGAACACGTTTGGCAGCGGCACCAGCACGCCGCGCGCGGTCATGTTCCGCACCAGCGGTGTGCGCGACATGAGCCTTGATGGCCCGGGCCTGATGACGGGCCGCGTGCAGATCGACTGTTACGGCCAGATCTATGCGGAAGCGATCGGCGCCAGCCGGGAGATCCGCACCACGCTGGAGGGATACAAGGGCGGGCCCGTTCTGGGCGCGTTCCTGGATTCGGTCCGCGACAAGTTCACGGATGACGCGCAGCTGCTGCATCGCGTCTCGATGACGTTCTCGATCACCTATCGGGAATAAACCCGCCGGGCATCCGGCACCCCTGACCGCTGCATGAAAGGATAATCGCTATGGCGACCAAACAGCGCATTGTGTATGGAGCCACGTCCGAATGGTCGGATGACGGCGGCACCACGTTCACCAGCATCGCGGAGGCGAAATCGCTTGTCGTGCCCGAGGTGCAAATCGAATACCAGGACGCGACCAACCTCGACAGCCCCAACGGCTTCCGCGAGTGGATCCCGGGCCTGAAAGACGCAGGCGAGATCACCATTCCCTGCGGCTATACATCGGCGGCCTATGAGACGGCGGTCGGATACCAGACGGCCGGCACCCTGATCCTGTTCAAGACGACCCTGCCGCTGGAAACCGGCCAGGCCACCGGGGACACGTTCGAGTTCAGCGGCTATGTCTCGCCCGCGCTGGAAACCAACGCGGTGGGTGACATCATCGGCATGAACCTGAATATCCGCACCAGCGGCGACGTCACCTTCACGGCCGGCACCTGATGATCTCTGGTGTCACTGTCACGATTGACGGTCAATCGCAAACCCTGCGGATGACGACGCGCGCCATGATGGCGATCGAGCAGCGGTTCGACAAGGGGCTGGTCGATATCATCCAGGGGATGCACGAAGGGTTCAAAGTGTCCGACCTGGTGGCGATCCTGGCGGAATGCGCCAATGACGGGGCGGGTATTTCTGTCGAGGATGCGGCGGCGATGATCGACCATGTCGGAGTCACGCGCGCGGGTGAAATCCTCGGCCAGGTGGCCGAGGCCGCGTTCCCTGATGCGAGGGGCGCGGCGGGAAAAAACGCGAAGGGGGCGGCCCGGTCGAAATAGACTGGTCCGCCCTGTTCATGGACTGGGTTACGGCGGGGCAGGATCCGGCCGCTTTCGGATCCATGAGCCTGCGGGAAATGTGGATCGTGATCGAGGCCGCGGGGCTGCGCGATGCGCAGCTGGCGTGGCAGGCCGCGGCCTATATGCGGTTCGCGTATCACGACCCCAACAACATGCCAGACCGGCCGACGCTGACGCAGGCCAATGGCGACCAGTCGCAGGCCGATAGGGCCTACGTGAGGGCATGGATGCGGGCGATGCGGTGTCCTTCACCTGGGGCCAAGGCCTCAGCTACGCCGC